TGCAAAGAGATAAGTTTTGCATAATCTCTTGCATTTCTAATTGCATCTTTTTCTGTTGTTCCACGAAGGACTCCTAAGTGTTTTCCCGAACCCTCGTATCCGCCCGCATTCCAAAATTTATTTTCCACCCCAGAAACGTCATTTTCTTTTGTTACCGCAAGTCCATTTTCTGTATAAATAAGTGGCAAAATAATTGCTCGATATTCACTTCCGTATTGTTCTGTAATTGTTAATGAGAAAATTGTTTTGGGCTCATTGTTGCCATCCGGCAAAACCGGACGAGTGTACAAATCTAGATTTCCAGCATAAATAAGACTGTTTCTGTCTCCTGTGCTTTTTTCTGTTGGTTTCCCATTTGTTATTAAATTAATAAATGCTGGATAGGCAATTGTCAAATCTGCATATTCCATACGTGGGTATCTGTCCAACTGACCGGCCGCCTGTGGATACGGAAACATGCGTGCATCTTGTCTAATCCCAGCAGCAGATTGCCCGGCTTTATTTTTTGTTTTAGTTTGAACTGCTTTTACTGCAATTGCAATATCTGCATAGGTTTGGATATATTTAATTCCAACCGGGAGGTCTTTCTTTTTATATTTTTCTTCATCCCTGTTTGGGGTTCTAAAGTTAACAGATACCGGGTCTGGCGACATTTCATTATATGAAACACTGTCAACCAAATAATATCCCGACATATTTGGAATGTTTCCAACGTATGCTGTCATTCCTGGTCGTATTTGCGTTCCGCTGATTCTTTCAACAGTGCAACTTCCATCCGCCTCTCTGGGGTCGTTATCTGATTTGGTAATTGATGGATATTGAGTCAAAGTAAATACTCCGGCCCTACCGATATAGTTTGCGCCCTTATTCGGAAATTGCAAAGAAATATATTTTTTTTGTTTTGTACCATCAGGTATTTTTCTTTCTGGATTTTTGGGGTCTTTTTTAAATTTTGGTACAGTAATTGAATTGTTGCCCCATTTATCTAAAAGCCATTCTTCTGAACCAAAAATTAAAATTCCATCGACTTCAAATAAAACAAATTTTGCGTCTCCAGCCAAACGTTTCATGATGTCCCATAGGGAGTCAGCCTGTTTACTACCAGAAGATTTCAATTGTTGCGATTTGGCGGTTTGTTGTCCATAAAAACCTAATCCAAATTTTGTAGCTGCATTTCTTACAAATTCTGTTCCGCTTCCCTTTATGGATGATGCAATTTTTCTATCTCTTTTCATTTGTTGAACCGCTTTTGTATAACATTTAACCGAGAAAGCCGGACTTCCACCAGGCCCCTGAGAAACGCTCACGTTGGCAATTTCAAATAGCTGACGCACAAAAACAAGATTTGGCTCGTAGGGCTGTATTCTCCCAAGTGTCTGGGTCTCATAAATAACATCTCTTGCCAAAGTAAAATAATTTTTTTCTGCCATTTGTAGATTTGGGTCAATTAGTTCGAATGAAAGTTCAGATGCTAAATCCATTGTGTAGTTAACATTTGCTTGCGTCAAAAGTCCAGATATATCAGTAAAAGCATTGGACGCCAAATTTTGCAAATCCGCAATAAGTATTTTTCTTTGGTATGGGCCGCGATTTTGCCTAGATAGTGACCATTCCGGGAAAGAACTAACCGGAGCACCACCAATAGCTTTTTCTGTTTTGTTTTTTGATGCCGCAGCAAACTCGGCACGCTGTGCCAAGACTGCTTCCCATGCATCAGCTGAACGAGCCATAAACTATTTTGCTTCCGGTGGACAGTCTTTTTTGGGTGCCGCGTCCGGACCTACGTTTGCTGTTGTTGACCATCTAGCAACACATGGGTCATCTTCTTCTGTCGGCGGCGGTGGGACTTGCGGAATGTCTTTTGGTGGTCGGGGCATAACAATTAAATTCGGACCCTCAAGGGGTAGTTCTTGAATTGTCATTTGTATGGTTGCCCTATTAATACTTCCTGGGGGGACATCGCCCAATGATGGTGGCGCTGAACCATCCCCAGAGCGAGAACGCTGGGCTGATGTTATTTGTAGGTCGACTATTGCAAAGACAATTCCGCTTCCGCCGGAAAGGCTTGGGACAATAATTTGTTCTTGAAACATTGAATCAAAACCAAGAAAAGTGACGGGTTCCGGACGCATGGCCATTGTTCTTAATTTTTTTAATTTTGCATCTATTGATGTGTACAAATTTCCTGCGTCGCCAATAATAAATTCAAAATTTATTTTCATTAATCTAAAATTTTTAAAATCAATAAAAGGCGTGTTGTTGACCCTGTCAATTTCCGTCCATTCAGCTCCGATATTCGAATATGTAACATTGTTTGGTCGATAGTCAAAAACAAATCTGTCTGGAGCGGCAGCAGTAGAACCACCAGATTTTGTGTAGTACTGAATCATTTGTGGTTTATCAATCGAGAATCTTCCAAATTCACCCGTTGAACCATCCCCGCCAAGAAGCCCACTTTTTACCCGTCTTGTTACTTTTACTGTTGTTGTCTGTCTTGACTCGAATCCAGTATCAGAACCAAACTCTTCCGCCTCTTCTGGCGTTTGGCGTATAAATCTGCCGTCCAGTGACCATTGACCAGGAACCGATTCTCCAGAAAGCGCTCTGGTTGCCAATGAGTCAAGATTTTCAATAACCTGGGTTGCCCCCTCAAACGGAACACCAGTAGAAACAAGCTCTTGAATTTGTCGAGAGGTAAAGTTCTGAAGATTTATTTCGGTTGCATCACCCGTAAATGAGTCCCATTTGGATTCATCAAATTCTTGAACAAGCGGTATATTTTTGAGCTCAGGCTTTTCTTCAAGCGGAAAAAATCTTCGCAATAGCGGGTGATACCAAAAATACGAGCCCGCTGCGCTGGTATCACTCATTCTTCTCCATAGCGGTATGGATTCAGTTGAGTATGGATTCCTGTCTTCAGGAAATCCAGTATCTTTCCATTGAAATTTTTTGTCAAGTGATTGATATATATCATTTGCAAAAATGACCCGGGTTCCAACTTCGATGCGAGATGTGATTTGCTTATTTGGATTTGGAGTCGCAACTTTTGCTTTTCTTACATATTCTTCAATATTGAATGTATATTCATCGCCAGCCGTGTACGGAATATAATTTTCATCTGATACTTTAACATCTTCAAACGGAAACCAATATTCTTGATTGTTATAAAGAGTGTAGGAGTTGGGCCATTGAGGCAAATTTGTAACAATCGTTTGTTTGTATTTTTTCTTTATTGGATAGTTTTTATACAAGCTTGCGTTGTCTTGTTTTGTCCATCCGGTAGTAAAGAAAGAAATGTCGCCGTACGCCATTTTTATCTCTCCCTATACTTGCGTTCGCGGTCATCAAGTCTCGCCACGACCATATTTGCAATTGCCTCTGGCGAGGCGTTTGCGCCGTTTATATTAATTGTGTAATTGCCCGGTCCGGCCGCAGTAGAATTTGCCGGGGACGCATAAGCCGTGCTCATTGCTGGAACCGACTTGTCTCCTACGCCTGGTACTGGTCCCGGAACGACATGCAGATGTCTTTCTGCCATATTTCCATGAAATTCCGCAAAGCCACCGTTGGCGTGAACCATTGTCGCATATTTGCCAAGATTTTGACCAACAAGGTCGTACGCTCGTCCAGTTATGTGGTCTGAGTTGGAAGAACCAAGATTGAAGTTTCTCCATGATGAAGTGACACTTCTTTTACCGGTCAATTGTCCATCCATCGCTTGATGACGCGCCATTGTCTGTGAGAGCTTGGAGGTGGTTGTGTCGCCTATTTGGCCGCCACGCGGCGAATATGTATCTGGTGGTCTTAGCTGTCCTTTTGCTGAATCCCAAATCAAACCAGTTTGCCACCAGTCAGGCCCACCAGCAGAACCCTTGAAAAAGCTTTCAGTTGTCGTTTTGTATAAGGTGACGGCACGATTAAATTCGTTGTAGTCTAATCCCATTTTTTGAGCAACGTCTTTTAGGTCGCCAGTAAATTGGTCTAGAGCTCCAACTTCACCTGATTCACCTGCGTCTATTTCTTTGAAACCAAGTTTGTTCTTATCTAATTTATCACCAAAAACATATTTTAACAGTGCATCTACCCCTCCCCCTTGATTATTTTGACCTGGTTTCATAACCGTACTAATATTTTCATTTTCAAAACCCCTACCAAATCTCAAGAGGTCAGAATTATCCATTGCGGCAAGTTGTTTTTCTACAGAGGCAGCATCAAGACTTATGTTCTCTTTTTGGGCAAGACCAAGCAATTGTGATGTCAATTGACCGACTATGTCTTCCCTATATCCAGCGGTTAGGGCCAGGCCTGCTGTTTTCGCAATCGCTGTGTCGGCTTCACTCATGCCACCAAACACATTTCCTTCTTTAAACGCGTCTCCTTTCTCAAACATATTGACAGAATCTTCAAAAGCGTCAAATACGTTCCCCTTGTTTAGTGCAAGATTCTGTTCTGCAAATCCCGCGAAAAATTCATCAGTAGCAATTGCTTTTTCTTCAGCCGTGGCATCTTTGGACATTAATTTGTCCCTGTAGCCCTGGGCAGCCATGTCGATTGCTTGTTGGGCTTCTCGTTGTTTTATGTTTTTCGTAAATGGGTCGCTTCGCTTAATAAATGCGTCTGCTAGTGCATCATTAAGTTGAGATGCTGTTTTGACCATTGCAGCACCAAGACTTACTGCTAAATCTTTGTACTTAACGGTTGCGTCGTAGAGGTCGATACCGAGTTCCTGTGCCAAAAGTTCAAGTTCGGCTGCCGATTTTCCAGTATCTCTACTGAGCTGTTTAAGTCGTTTTGAGTTAACAGATTCAAATTGTTGCAGTGTTTGGTCGAATGCCCCCTTATCTGCGACTAGTTCTTCTATGAATTTAGTTGGTTTTACCAAAGCATCTTTTTTCATGTCTTCAGAAATAGTCATACCAAACTGACTTTGTCTGGAATATATGTCCTCAATCAGTGCTATTGCGGCAGCATCTTTGTTTGCTCTATCTGACGACTCAAAATTTTTAAACAGTGAATTATTTTTTATGGTGTCAACAGTGCTTTTTCGTTTTGCTATAAAGTCTGTTACGATGTCCCCAAATGCCGTTTTTCGTTTAGACATGTCTTCGCCACGTGCCTGCGCTTCCCTGTTTAGGTCAAACTGTTTTGAAGCAGAAGCAACAATTCCAGTAAACAAGCTATCGATTGAACCTTGAGCTGCTTTTGTTGCTTTCTTCATTTGGTCCTTGTGCTTATTTATCGCGCCCATGATTCCGCCAGCAAGAAGACCTATTCCAGCTCCAATTGCCGCACCAGCAGGACCGAACAAAGCTCCTATTTGGGCACCACCGGCAGCACCGGCGAGCGCTCCAGCTCCGACACTTTTTGCCTTAAGAGCTCCACCTACGCCGGCAACAGCCAAGCCAAGACGTGGGTCAATCATTGAAAGCGTTCCACCAAGCGCCATAGCTCCGCGCATTTCTTCTGGCGCAAATTGGCTAGCCATAGCCAAGCCCATTGAAGTGCCCATGCGGCCAGTTCCGCTTTGTGCAAATCGTTTTTGCCCTGCGCCAAATTTTGTTTCGCTTCTGGCTATTCTCGCCATTTCTCGCGTAAAAGAGAGTCGAGTCGCGAATCTTCCCCTATTTTGTTCATTTCTTGCTTGCATCATTCTGTCGCGAGCTTCTTGTCTCATTTTTTCTACATTTACGAAGTCGCCTTTGCCATCATTTAATGTTGGGTCAAATCTTCCGTCATTTAGGTAGCCCATAGCCCCCTGAAACATGCCAGCAACTCCTCGTGCTTTATTCGCAGCAGTTGCAGAAACGTCTCGCAACCTCGAGCCAAAAGCCATACTTGAACGAGTTAATCTTTCTCTTGCTGTGAGGCCAGGGTCAACAACTCTTCCCGTATATTCGCGTTCCCCAGTTTCTTTATTTCTTGTTGTTTCTTTCCATCTTTCGAACTCCCCAGTCCTAAAAGACTCGCTCATCATTCCAGGCAAACTTGCGTCTCTCATGGAAATTTCGCGAGCTGCAACCCTATGTGCAATTCTTCTATCAAGGTCATTTTGTTTTATTGCAGCCAATGCTTCCTCTCTGCCCATTCCGCCGCCGAGACCCCTGCTTGCAACCAATCGAGAAAGACGCCTATTGCTTAATCTTTCATAGTCAATATTTGGATTTATACCGCCAGGCATAACCATGTTTCTCGAGCCATTCATTCCGAGCGCCATATGAACACCGGGCACCGGTGTGACCATTCCTGCTCCGGGTGTTGCAAGCATGAATTGTCTTTCGTATGCTCTACGGTCCATCCCAGCTCTGTACATGTCTCCAGCTTCAAAGCCTTGTTTCATTAGCCTGCCAACTCGCATTGATTCGCCGAGTCTCATTCTTGGGTCAACTTTTATTCGCCCAAACACACTTTGTGAAGTTTGTGATGCACCCATTGTTATTCCACGATTATTTAAATACACTCCGCCTAGTGCTCTTACGTCTTGGAATACAGGAGCTCCATTTTTGCCAACAGCCGTAGTTTGCTGAAAGTCTCTTTCTGGAATAAATTGATTTGTTATTGGAATTCCACCACTTGAATACGCTGTTGGCATATTGTGGCCAACAGCGGCCTGACCAACGAGTATTCCTTTTCCTGGCGCTGTATTTAGCGCTCTATTGCCGATTAATGCCGTTTTATCTGCAAAATCTCTAAGTTGTGCGGCGTTGCTTGTTGAATAAAGGCGAGAAAGTGCTGGACCATAATATGAGTTGTATGCTTGCTGTGTTGGACCGTATGGGTGTATCGGTCCTGCCATTCCGGCACCACCACCACCACCACCACCACCACCACCGCTAGACATCCTCCCACTGCCAGCCCCTGCCGCTCCAGCCCCTGGAACTGGACTTCCATTTACGTAAACATTTGTTGCCGTAACAGGCATTGTTGAAACATTGCTGAACGGAAGACTTTTTTGTTGACCCGTTATTCCAGGCATAAGTTTTCCTGCAGCGCCCATCATTCGACCCCCAAATATTTGGAAAGCCAACAAGGGCCCTAATGCCTTTGCAAAACTACCACCGCCGCCGCCAAGACCGGTCAAAAGTTTTGTCATACCCCTAATCAGCATTCCTATGCCACTAAGAACATCATTCAAAAATGGAAGAATTTCAAAAAATACAGTCTTCATTCTGAAGAACAAATCAGATACGTCGCGAATCAAATCACCAATACGCGTACCGGTTTCGATTACGGTTGACTCATTCGCCAGCAGCAATTCGCGCATATGGCCCATGTTTTCTGTGCCTTCTTTTATTGCTTGCCAAACCTGCCCAAATGCTTTTTCAATAACTCGAGCACCATCTATTAACGGTCTTAATCTTTCGAGGACAAGATTCCATCCGCGTTTAAAATTGCTCCACCAATTGCCCATTCTGTCAAACATGCCTTGAATTTTCGGCAAATAATCTCGTATTGTTTTAACCAACCAACCACTAAATTTTTCCACGCCATTAGCCAAACCCTCAATAAATGTCTCGCCACCGGGATTAAACATGATGCTCGTCATCAATCGTGACAAATCTCTACTTATAACTTTAAAGATTTTTTCAAAAGCTACTTTTACCGGACCTAAAAATTGTTCTCCAAAATCAGCAAACTTTCCCCTTAGAAGCGTAAAATATTTTGTAAGTTGACTAATAAGCGTTTCATTTACTGCGTCAAACTGACCGAGAACTCCACCTTTTTTCGCAAGCTCTCCAGACATAAGCAATTCCTTGAATTGCTTTTTTGTTTTTATTTTCGTTCCTTTTAGGGCTTTTTCCATCTCCGGGCCAAGTTTTTTAGCCTCAGAAATAACATTAGAAAGAGTCTTTTTTTCGTCATTGAGGGCGGCGACAATTGTGCCAACTTGAGCTGCTGTTTTTTTGGGGTCTTGTCCAGCGGCACCAAAATCCATAAGAGCTTTTATGGATGCACCACTTGTATTTATCTGAGTTACTTTCATTGTTTTGGACATTGACGCATATGCGCCATTTAGGGCTTCAACACCAAGGGAGGCCAACTCTGCGTTCATTTGCAGGTTTCTCATCGCCATGGCTGTTTGATTCATGCCACTACCGAATTGGCGAGCCCCTTTGCCCCTATAGGCGTACATGGCAGCTTGTTGTTCTCGAATCGCAGCAGAAACGGTAGCTATTGCGATAGTCGCAGCCGCAGCACCACCAGCAAGTAATTGCAACACCCCGTGGTAAGCCTTAACTATATATTGACCGCCTTTTACCAAGGCATGCCAGCCAACCATCGCCACAGCAAGAAGGCCCATTTCTATCAAGACACCCTTTATGGCGAATTTCAAAAATTTAGTAAGCGCTTTCCCAAACATTCGTATGCCACTATCAACGAAGTCAAAGTGTTTTTTCCATTTTGAAGTTGCTCGAGTGAGTGCCGCGCCAGCTCCTTGGGCATATTTTTGAACATTTTTGCCGGAAGACAACCTGTTTTCTAATGCTTCAACGGCTTTAATTTTTGCTAACAGCGCATCAAGCTGTTTAGTCTTGGTTATAACCTTGACAACTATATTTACTTTTTCGTCGGCCATTACCTCTCCGAGTGATTTTTGGTCACGTGAGTGTAAAAGCGCCGAGCTATGTAGCTAGCACGCTACTGAGTCTTCGACTTACGCTCTTGCTCTTCGCGGTCGTTACCTATAACTTTAGCACAAGCAAGTAAAATCAACCAAGCATCATCGTCAACATCTAGCAGAGAAAGTGGATTTTGGCCAAACAGCTCACCAAGACGAGCGGCCGACGATACTCGGGAGTCTTTGACTAATTCGTCGTAGACTCCTTCGTAGGGTCCACCGCTGTTACTGTATCTGAGTATCCAGCCGCATCAAGAATTGCAAGAGCAGCAGATTCGACGTGTGGGTCAACGCCAAACAATGCGCGAACCGCATCAGGTACCGGGCGCGTCGTTTCGGTCATTTCCAAAATCATTGGATGAGCAAAATTTAAATAATTGCCGTCCGAATCCAAAACTTCCTCGTCGTCAATATAGATTCCCGTGGTTGTGTGCCCAATCACAAGACATGCAAACTTTGTTGCGTCGAGACCATTTCTGGAATCCTCACCAGCATTTTTGCGCCAGTTTTTCATTTGGGTTTGCGTTATGTTCGGACTGACCTTAACGCTTACGCCATGACGCTCAGGGACCGGAATCAGAACAGGTTGACGCTCAACCTTTTTTCTGATGACTGTACGAAGCCGGTCAAGTTGTGTCTCTTCCTTGAACTGCGGCAAAGCACTGTCCTTCGCGGATGTTTGCTTTTTCTTTGATGGTTCGGAATTATCCGATGTGTAAAGTGTATCGCTCATAGAACGAAACCTATCACACGAAATATTGTTCTATTGCAACTAGGTTTAGTTGGCAGCAGGGCTTTCTACGTCGGAGATTGCAAACGTTAAGGCAAATGTTGCTGGGGCACCAGACGATGAATCACCTTCTGGTTCCGTCATACCAACAAGCAAAGCATTGTAGTAAATTCTGTCGTTTGTTGGGTCTTTGATGTCGCAATCGTAAACAGATACCGTAATATTGTAGTAAGCGGTACCAACATACTTTCTTAGAGCCTTAAGTTTCGCACCAATACCAGCAGCCGTTTCTGACGGATTCATGTCGTCGTCATAGTGGGCCGTGAGGGTGATGTCCCCAATTTCCGATGGGGCACACAAAACCGTTGGACGAGATTTGCCGCCTTCGTAAATTTTTTCTACCGATGCGGTAATTTCGCCACCAGACACTTGAGCAAATCTGAACTGGGTCCACTTGGGAAGGTTTGCCTGAACGTTGATTTGTTGCTTGGTTTCAGCACCAAACCCCGTTGGGGCAATTTCTGCCAGTACTTGTCTTTGCGCTATTTTTGCCATGTTTTATTCCTCCGTTACACCACTGAAGTGGTTAGGTTCGACTTGACAATGTCGATTTGGATTTGGTCACCGATGCTGCTGACCCTCAAACCAACTCTGGCCTTAACCAAACCATCGTTCAGCTGAGAGGCCGGATTGATTGTTGAGTCGCACTTTACGGTGAAACCTGGGTCAAGCAATCTTCCATTTGCGTCGTACGCTGGATAAAGAGCACCGGTGTCTCTCATCGAGGCGAGAATCGCCACAAGTCGCGCCGAAATATTTGAGAAAATTGTGTTTCTTCCGTCAATTGCGCTGAATACCAAATCTTCCAGCGAGCGGTAAGCTTCAGAAACAACAGTGTTTACAACATCTTGCTGTGTGATGTACTTGAAATTATCTGTATCAACCGAGCACGAACGAGCACCATAAATTCTTACAGTGTTTTGAATGACTCTGATTGCATTGACAAAACCCTCATCAAGTTCATCACCGCTAATTTTGTTAATATCAGATTTCACACCAGCCACAAAACGTGACGATGAAAGCAAACCAGCAGCCGGAACATGAGCTCCACTTTGATTATGAGCAAGAGCCCTCTTTGCGGCAACATACCCAAGTGGTGGAATCATTCGTGTAATTCCAGCAATTGATGTTGGGACCTCTACCCATGGGTAGAAGTAGGCAGCATGCTCTGAGTGTTCCAATGCCTGCACGGTTAGCGCCGCACTCTTGGCTTGAGCAATTGTTTGTGATTCCGGTCCAGCGAGAAGAGCAATTCTGTTGTACTCATTTGCATGCTCTACCAGGTTTTCATTCATAGCGTCCGACTGTGATTCCGGACAAGCAACCGCACCGACACCCAAGGCGTCATTGAGCAGTCCCAGGCCGGTGTTGTACTGTGCGTCAGTAATGGAAGCGTCGTTTGCTGTTCCGGCAGAAAGGGCCGTAACTGCCAACGTGCTCGGGAGTAAGTTTGCGTTATTGACGGTCGCAGATACGTAGCGCGATGCAATCGCGCTTGAATTAATTCTGCCAACCGCCTGAGACGAAGTTGTTACCGTTCCGGTCGTATAAACAAATTCATCTTCAAAGAACAAAAGAAGTCTAAAAGCTGAGCCGGTATTGATGACCTGAACATCAACATCCTGCGACCAGCTACCAGCACCATTGGCCGTCAGCGTTATTACCGCTGAGCCCGAATTATTGAGAGCAATTCCACCCAATGTTGCAGCAGCGCCAACTACTCGGACGGCATGAACGCGCGTTCCGCCCTCTTCAAAAAAAGTCTCAATCGTAGGATGTAGATACGAGTCTGCGCGATATCCACCGAATACATCTTCAAATTCGGCAAGACTTTCAACCAAAACGGCTTTGTCGCTTGGGCCACGCGTGGCTTTGCCTACGACGAACAATTGCGATGATTCACGAACTGTCGTTGTCGATGGGCCAGTTCTAACTGAAGTTGATATAACTACACCAGGCATAGGACCTTCCTAATTTGTTTTTCGGGGTTGGAATCCCTTATGTTGATTTCAATTGTAGAATAAATAGGTGATTATTTTGTGCAACTATCAATTTGCTTTATTTTTAAAATCAACTATGTTCTCGGTATCGTGATGCTTGTCGAAACCCCAGAAGCATTGTCAAGTGATGGCATTTCTTGTGCTGGCCCGGCGTGTTTAATCTGAATCCCTATTTCATCCACTTCGCCAAGATTTGTTCTCGTTACAACTTCATCCATTTCCAAGGTGTATCCAATAAACGACCCAGACATAAATCTGTCGCCTTTTAACAATGTGGTGTCCGAAAATTCTTCCCTAATTGATGATTCGTCAATAATTACACGGAAATTTGACCTTGTGTCATAGGCTTTTAGGCAGGGATAATCCAGCAGGGCTGAACGAACAACCGTTGTTAATCGGTCGCGCATTAATGGACATTCCTCGATTCCCTCCGTCCTAACCCAACAGTATGTTCTCATGCTGTAGGAAACCCGATACAGGGGGTGCTGGAATTCAAAACTGATTCTGCTCAATTGGGAAGTCGACAAAACCACAGTGATTATTGACGGCCATTTATCTATGGCTAATGGTTCGTATCCAATATATTGCGCTGGGCTAGGAAGATTATTTTCATTAAGATTCCACCCATTTCTGTACCGAATTAGACGTATTGGCATATCCTGCTCAAGGTACGAATTAACGAAACCCTTTGCAAAATGGGTTCCATTCATTAAATATTTATCAAAATCTGTCATGTCACCCTGCTGCCGTCAACTATGTATTTGGCAAGGTCTTGTTCTATTTGTCTGTCAAAATCTCGTGGAACAAAAACAATTGGACGCGCCGGCATGTTTCGTGTCCCGAACTGATGCCATCTAGCTATTCTTCCAGGGACAACCAATTCCATACTCTGGTCTTGAATATCGCTTCCAGGATTTGATGATGCGTTAACGACAGAGGTATAAAGTTGACCCGTTTGAACAAGAATTTGTTCTGCCGTCATTGGAAATCTTGTTTTTTTCCATGCGTAATATGCGGGAGACAACGGAGCCCATCCGCCCTTTAGCATTGCTTTTGCGGAAAGCATTCCGAGGGTGGTGAAGTTTTCCCCCCATGCGCGTTCAAGTTTTTCTGCTGCTCTTTTTAAAACAGGACGTACATTTTTTGTTCTGTCTTTCATGTCTTTTAATCTTGCTTGGGCGTCATTAATTTCGACTTTTGTGACAACTACGTCAATTGAATAATTTTTTCCCACGCTAAATCCTGACTTTTTTATATTTTCTTAACGAAGCAAGCTCAGAATCGAGAAATCCAGTTTCAACGGGTGCTACACCCCGTGGATTTAAATCTTTTACACCAACAACATCATCATGCATATTTTGCATTTCTCTGGTTGCTGCTCGAAGAATCATCAAACGCATTACGGGAATTGTTGCTCCGTCCAATCCCGCTTCATACTTGACGGTAATTAAGTCGTCTGCATATCCGAAGTAATAATCTATTCCGTAGGGTCTTGGAATATAATCTTTTTCGACAACTAATGTTTTTTCGCTGCCGAAAAGTGGCTTGACTTTCACTTCGCTTATCGAAACAATCGGTGTATTTTTAAAATATATTGCTGGTGGCGGAGATGACCAGGATGTTAAATCATGAACGTTGCTTTCCTGGAAACTTGTGTTGTATTTGTTGTCCGCCGACGTCAAAAACGTCCCCATTGGAACACCAGAATGTGCGGAATCAAGACGGTGTTCTTCCGTGAATTCCGCAACTTCTATGGGTCGGTTTAAAAATGCCTCGAGTTCGCTCTGCAAGCCAGCAAGTATCAGCATGGCAGCATCTTCTTGTCTGGCTGTCAGCGAGATATCCATGTATGTCTTTAGTTGATGTAATTCAACAATCATTTGGTCTCCATGTGTCAATAAATATTAGGTATTTATTTGACACTTTAAATTTTAACATTAATCACAATTCGCCGATAAACAAGACACTGTTCTGCTCTTTCGGTCTGTAGTAATGTCAACAATATGACAAAAACACCAAAAAACGTAGTAACAATCGATAAATTGCGTCAACGCCAACTGCAAGCAAAATTAATAAATCACATAGCTTCTGTGTTTTTTTATTTTAGCGTAGAGGAAGGCGAGGATTTCCAAGAGACTGATGTTGATGAATTAATTTTAGATAATTGGGACAACGGCGTCTTGACCGCGGCCGTTCTCGGGCTACGAGTTGTAGGCGAAATGGATGATGGAAGAATTGTCGCAGAATTAAAACCAACCGAAAGCGTAAAAAAATTTTTTATCGACAACAACATGGGGGGGGAAGATAACGTATACCTTGAAGACGTAGACGAAGAAGATGTAACCAGCACTCCAGCAGACATCGATTGGGGAGATTTTTCAGATATTTTTGAATAGAAAATATCTATCTTCCTTTTGTCCTTCGAACTTTTCTTTTACCAGCTCTTTTTATAGATTGCTTTCTAGCTCTATTTGCACTTTTGGCTCTTACGGCAGACTGGGGTCTAGTAACTCGTCTTCCGCGAATACCCGTAGAGCCCGAAACCCCCGGGCGTCCGAATGTTGGTCTTTTGCTGATATTGAGCATGTCAATATCCTGTCTTCCACCAGCAAGCTGCTTTCGTATCTTTGTTCTTTTTGTTCCTCTGTCGCTAAGAATACCGCCCTTTTTATTTTGTCTAGCCATTCTTCTGTCGAACCTTTTCATTACGGCTTGCAAACCTCTTGGATTGGTTCTTCCTAGCAGTGTTTGCCCACCAGCCACTCGCGCCTGCTGAGCCAGCGCGCTTCTTCCAAGGCTATCCCTTTTACCAAGGATAGTTC